GCTCGGCCCGCTGACGTAGCCCCTTGCGCTGCTTGATCTCAGCGAAGAAATTGAATATCTGCCCGAGCTCACCGCTGGCTCCCGAGAGGAGGCCGCGTGGGTTCTTCTGCTCACCCTGGAGTCCGACGTTCCGCTGGGGTAGCCCTTGCTGGGGCAGCCCTGCGGGCGGTGCTTCTCCCGCCGTCTTCGCCCGGTTCAAAAACTGGGTAGACGTAGCCTCGCGCTGGGCGATGCTTCGTTGTACTTGCTCGTCAATGAGTGCCATGTTTGTTTCCTAGAATGATGCTGAGACTGGGCCGACGCCGATGCTGGAGATAGCACCACCAAAGAGTCGTGCAGACTGCTCGGCCTCACTGAGGCTGCCCTGGAGGATAGAAGTTAGACCACCGGACTCGATGTTAGCCGCCGCGATCTCACGACCGGACTGTAGCTGGTCGAAGCCGAGGAGGTTCTGGAGCTCACTGGACAAAAATCCATGTGCTCCCTCAAGTTCTCCAAAGAGTGATGCACGATTTCGTCTATCTTCCTCAAACGCCTCTAGCTGGAACCCAAGGTCGGCTTGGTTTTTCTGCCCAAAGAAAGACGCGAACTCCGGTAAACCACCAGCGTCACCTACGTTAAGGCCAAGCCTGCCTTGTTGAAGGGCTCTATTCTCCAACGAGCCAAACTGCCTTTGAAATTCGGGATTCGCTCGCTGGCGCAGTAAATCTAGGATTCCCTCTGAGCCTCCTTCGGAGGCTTGCTGGAATCTATCTATAGCGCCTTGCAGGAAAGGGCTGTCCTGGTCAAACCTTGTCTCGTCACCTTCTTGAAAGATGCGCTGTGTACCGAAAGCACTCCTCGTGCGGAATGGGCGAAACTTGCGGAGTCTAGCAGCGACAGCGGCATTGGCTGCTCCAAACTTTCCTAAAGCTTTTTTGCCCCCAGTGTCACCGATACCAAGACCGGCGGGTACTGCTTGTAAGAATCCCATTGTATACTCCTAAGTCTTTATCAGATAGCCCAGTGCGATGTACGGACTCATGTTTTCATGCGCCGTGTCACTACCTGTGTTGGCTATGGTAATGCCGGTAGTAGCCGAGGCAGTGTTTAACGGGTCGGAAGCATGTGCAGTCATGGTTGAAAGCTGAATACCCGACTGCGATCCAGTTGCACCTACTCCCACTGGTGTACCATCGGAAGCCTCCTCGGCGTGCACGTGGCCTCCGTCTGTTGGAGCATGGGTATGCTGGGCCAACTCCGCTTCGACCAACACGTGCGTCTCGGAACCTTCCGCCCCGCCTAAGCTGTCCGCGTTGGCGTGGGTTACTCGGTCGGCTGCTCCCTCGCCCGCACCATAGTTGTCCATCCCGATGACTGTTCGGCCTCGAAGATCGGGCACGTTGAAGGTCGTCGAGCCATCACCTACACCAAAGGTGGTAGAGATGAGGGCGAACAGGACTGCATATGTGGTGCGCGAGACGGCGGCGCCGTCACAGAGTAGCCACACGTTGGTGTCGGGAGAGGCTGTACCAGCATAAGGCATAATCATACCCGCCGGTAGCATGTTCCGAACGAACGCTGTGCTGGCTGCTGCGTTTGAGTCAATCAAGTCACCGGCAGTGGCTACGTTAGTTGTAGCCGCAGTAGCTGTGATCGTACCCGTAAAGGTTGGAGACGCGCTATCTGCTTTTGTGGCGATAGCTGTTGAGATGGCCCCGAACTCAGCGTCTACATCCGAGCCCTTGATGGTCTTGTTCGCGTCACCAGAGGCGAGGGCGTCCTTAACGGAGTAGTCGTTGACCTGTGTGTAGTTTGACATTATTGAATCCTGCCTAAGTTAATTCCGAAGTCCATGCTTTGGATTGCGAAGGGTGCTCCGTCGATGGTTACACGCCAGCCTATTCGTATCGCCACGCCATGCCCTGTGGGATGGCCGCGCGTCTTACTAAAGATGTCCCCGCCGGACCACTCACCGAGGTTCCACTCGGCTACATTCCACTCCGCCGGAGTGGCGGTTGTTAATATCCGGGTGTCTAGTGACTTGAGGTTGGAACTGTAGTCGAACCCCCACAACCACGTCACCAGATAGTTCGTTCCAGTAAGGATGTTCGTCACCCACCGCTTGGGAAACTTGAATCTGCTCTCGATCATGGGTATCTCACGGCTCAAGTGCCCGTAGTCAGACCACGTAGAAACATAGGTCATCACATACGTACCCGAGGTGCTCATATTGTACCCGCTGTACTCTGACAGGATACCGGCGTCCCCTACATATAGCTTGCGGTCGCGCGCGGCAAAGAACGCCGTTCCTCCATACTGGTCCCACATGGTTATCTTGGCGCTGCCGTCCGAGTTGGGGAACCTGAGATCAAACACATAGGTCTGTGTCTGGTCCGTAGCCGAGATCAAGTAGAAGCCATGGAACTCGTCGTATACCGCTTTGAGTGATGCCACTGTCCCAAATGTTAGGTCTTGCATCATGGTTGTACGCACGTTGGCAGACAGGTCCCCGAGGGCCTGACGCCCACCGGACTCAATAGCCCGACTTAGTGCACGCACGCCTGAATCAGACAAGAAAACAATATCATTGCCTGTAATCTGCACGGTGTCGCGCGCTAAGCACCCGATACCTTCAATCTTCTCGGCCAACACCATCGTGCTAGGGTCGTTCGCGCCCGAGTATAAAAGGACATTGCTGCGCCCGAAGATAACCAGGAAGTTCTCGATGCTGGAGATAGCGGTGATCGTGTCACCACCCCACACAGTGTCGAGGTCAATCGTACCCGCGAGGCCGCCGCTGAATTTGTGAGGGATGAGCGTGTCGCTAAAGTAGACGGTAGTACCATCCCCATCAACAGTCGTCCAGATGCGCCCGAAAGCGGAGTGGCAGATGTTGCCATTCGGCATCGCGCGGGTGGTCCAAGTCACCTGATCGTCGGCGGTCGTTCCCCCCACCGTCGTATTCCATGTTGGCTCCGTCGTCGCATGGGTCTTAAAATCCCCGGCGACAGTGGTTGCGTGGAAGTAGATCGTCTCGTTGCCCGAAGTAGCCTTAACAATATCGCCAACAGTAGTAACAGTATCCTGCACCCAGTCAGTAATGTCTTGCTGAAGCAGACTGAAGTTAGCCGTAGTACGAACCACAGGATCATGTGCGGCCTGGAACCCCACGACTCTGTTAGCGATGTTCTGGAATTGCCAGTGGTCATCGGTGATGCCAGTGACTCCCGCAGCCGTGCCAGTGATGTCTGTAAGGGTACCTGTTCCCTTGTAGATCTTGTCGTTGACGCCCGAGAGCATGGTAAGTGTGTCGTCATTACGTATCTGCTCGAAGATGGACTTGATGACAGCCCCACTCTCTACGGCGGAGGCGGTCACAGCCTTACGCCCCAGGCGCGCGGCAAGGCGCCCCGAGGTGTCGATGACACAGTTCGTAGCTGTCTCTGCCCACTGTAGCGTGCCTTGCACACTCTGCCGTGTGTTCAGCCCAAAGAAGCCGGGCAGCGTGATGTTGACCGGGAGTACACGTGCCATGTTATCCTACCAAGATCATTTCTTTCATGCCAGCCTGTATCACGTCCTTCTCCATGGCGATGCCATCGTTGATGGCCTGGAGATATTGGTCGTGTAGCTGGTTCACATCCTCGCCGCGCTCATCACGTGCGAGCTCAAGTGCACGCAGGAACACCGGGTAGTCCGGTACTGTTAGCGTGGTCGTGTCGTCGGAAGAGGTCTGCCCGAAGTCAGCCTGCGGTATGCTCATCTGCACGTGGACCAGAACGACAGAACCCGGCGTAGGGTGGAGGTCCAGGTAGAGGTCTGTGCCATCTGACCCGGGAATGTCCGCCCAGATAGGGTTGGAGTTAGTAGTATCGGAAAGCTTCTGTCGCGTCATCCATGCGGCTGAAGGAGCCAGCCGTAGCTGGCTGTCGTTGGTTGTATCGAACATATCCAGCCAAGGAGAGCCCTTCGTCGGGTCCATGAGCAGGCGCGCGCGGTCGCGCGATCCTGTCAGTGAGTACCGGAAGGTGCTGGCAGCGGTGGTTATGATGATAGTGCTCCGTTGGTTGAGCCAATCCCACTCGTCCTCGACCTCCCGCTTCGCCTCGTTGATGAAGTCAATCATCAACTTGGAGTAGCTGGTGTCAGCGGTGGTGGTAGCTTCGTCCTCGCGCAGTCGGCGGAGGATACGGTTCACAAGTGCTAGTTTTGTCGTTGCCATTAGGGCCTACCTATATAGCTACCTGAATTACGCAGATTTATAAGTTGTTTCAGGTATTGCATCAAAGTATCAGCCGTAGTTACATTGCCCTCTGACGCAGCATCAGCTAAAGCACCCACTACAGCCGCGAGGGCAAGGTTGTCCCGTAACGCTTGCATGCTCTCCGTAGTGTTGTCGTAATTATCCCAATCCGCCGTCGCTCCCTTAGCGGCGAGAAATGCCACAACACTGTCGTCTGCAATATCAGCACCCGTAACCGAGGCAGAAACTAGATGGTCAAGGCCCAGAGCTACTAGCGCATCGTTGCACTCGGCCTCGATATTTGCTGGTGTTACGAAGTTAAGGGGATGATACGTACCAATTACCATCATGCCAGTAACGGTCCCGCCGACAGCTACACCATCAACCCCGGCGGCGACCGCTGCATCAGGTAAGTCCAGGCGATAGTAGCCATCATCAATATGTTCAATCCCGCCGTCTGCATGGGCGGTGTCAAGCGCGGCCAATGCAGCTTCCGTTATAGCTGTAATTGTTGCACCTTCACGGCGATACCACATAGCAATACCAGTGGTGTCATATTCCACCGCTTCCTCGGGCAGGAACGTGGTGGAGTCCACTATCCGAATGACTGTGGATTGATCCGTGGCTCCCGGTAAGATTGGTCTACCCATTAGTTTGCTCCGAAAAATAATTTAGTGTCAGAAGGCGGTGCCGAGTTGGGCGTCCCGCTTTCTTCATTTGATACATCAGACTCCGTATCTGCGTCAAGTGCCGTCACCCGATAAAAGTACTCCGTGCCATTAGACCGGCCCGTATGATCGTAGGCACTTGTTACGCCAGTAATTTGAGTGCTCGCTTTCGTGATGCCTGAACTCGTGCCCCAATACAAATTATAGGAAGTTGCACCGCTCACAGCGGACCATGTAAGTGTGTTTTTGGTATCGCCCGGCGCTATTGGTTGTAACACAGGCGCAGAGATGGCTATGACAACGGCACCCACATCCGGCGGATTCGGAAACGCCTCATCGTTGAAGTCATTAAACTGTTGATCGAAAACACCACCCCCGTTAAGAGATGCCGCCGAAGGACGGTACGTCGTTTCGTTAAGAACCGGATCAACACCAATGTTGTTGGCGTACCAAGTCGGATTG